TGTTTTTTGTTCACTTGGTTTTATTGCTTCCGCCTTTTTGTCAAACCATTCTTTTAACCAATCGTATTCAGCTTGTTCTAAACACTTCGCCTTTCTGTAAGGAAATAACTCGTTTAACTTTGCTTTTCGTTCATCGCATCCGCAATCTTCTCCTAATAACCATTTAGCTACCTTTGCTACTCCAGTTGCTTCTAATACCTTTTCAACGGTATCTCCTAATCCTTTACTTTCAGCTGCTAATATTTCAGCTTTTGTTCGTCTTTTTCTTGCCATGTTTTTATTTTATTAATTCGTAATCCTCGTTTTTGTAGTCCTCGTAATGTTCGCCTACTTCTATTTTTAAACTTTCTTTACAATATTTTAACGTTTGCCATACTGACTTAAAACTTATTCCCGTATGTTTTTGTATTTGGCGTGTGCTCATTCCTGTATCTCGGTAAAGTTCATACAATAGTTTGTCGTACCAATGCCAACTGTTTACTGTTTCGTTTATTTTTACTTCTAATTGCTTTTGAGCGTTCGTCTTTTCGTATGAGCTACTTTCATCTACTAACTGAATTGCCTCTGTTATATCGACTTTTTGAAGCCTTTGTTTAGATTTTTCAAAGTCGTAGTACATATTTCGCAAAACAATCCACACAAACCCCTTGTAAATAGTTCCGTTACGGTAAAATCTTTCTTTGTTTTCGTGTTTTGCTAACTTTAAATACATCTCTTGAACTATATCTTCAGCCAAACTATACTCGCCAAACGATTTAACAACCTTAATCCAGTGTTTATGTTCAACATACAAGTCATTCAGAAATTGATTAGAGTCCAATTAAAATAAGCATTAAAACAACAATCATTCCTATAATAACACGAATTAAGCTTTTACCCATTTCGTATTCGTTAAACAACCATTTATGAATCGTAATACTTGGAATGTTCCACGCAAAAAGTAAAACAGCCCTATCCAAAACGAATAAGGCTATTATAAAAGGAAATAAAAGTATTAACAATATTCTCACGCAACTAAGTTATACAATTTTCTTTTATAGTTCATCAAACGCCCTAAAGCTAAACTACAAATTTCTAATTTATAGACGTATTTTTCTGCTAATTGGTCTAACATTCCTTTTTTACAATGCTTAATAGTATCGGAATGGCAACGCATTCTTACCTGCATACCTTGTATTAAATCGTTTACTTGGTCTATTTTCTCAAGTAGTTCGTCTTTATCTACTACTCCCCCAGTTCCATCACATACCATACAAGTATAATCAATTTCGTTTTGCTCATAAGGTATATCAGTATCGTTAATATCGATAGTTACATAACCAGCTGCATCGCACTCAGGGCATTTTTTAAATAAATCTTTCATAATTTTTAGTTTTAATTGTTGAACAAATATAATAATACTTTTTAATATAACAACAAAAAGAATAAAAAAAAAGCGGAATTTTTTACGTTCCGCCTTTCTGTTGGTTTACCAGAGCCAAATTATTTACTAAAAAACTCACCCAGCTTTTCTATTGACCTGCTGGATAAACTACTTCCGCTCATGAATTTATGAAGGTTAGGTTGTTTTATCTCTACTAACTTAGAAAAAGCGTTTAAACTTAATTCGTGTTTTTGTAAGTAGTGTCTAATCATTAACCTCGTTAGTTCATTTGCTTCGCTTAAAACCTTTGCTTGTTGTTTCATAGGTTATTTAAAAAGTCATCAAACTCTTTTCCGTATTGCGGTCTGCCTTGCGGCTTCGCTTGTTCCTGAACTGGTTTAAAACTTAGGCTTTGAAACTTTCCTTTTGCTCCGTCTTTTACCCAACTTGAAACATAATATTCTACGCCTCCGATTGTAGCCTTACCTTGATAGTGCGGATGCGTTTCCTTTTCTCTTTTGTCGTTAGTAAATAACGCTCCGCTGTTTTCTCTTTTTTCCATTTTACTTATTTATTTAAAGTTTTACAAATTCTACTGATTCTGAATAATAACCATTACTATCCCCAAACCAACGAATATCTACATATCCTTTTATAGTTGCTAATTTATAAAAAGTCCAAGTATAAGATTCAGGTTTACTTTCTCCAAACTCATTTTTATAACTACATTCAAACTTTGGGTTTCGACCTTCTTCTAACTTAAAAGATTCTTCAAAGTTTTTTACAAAATCATCATTACTTGCTTCTTCAGCTATTAAAATCGGATTACCTATTAAATCATTCAAATCTCCATTAATATCATCAATTGTAACAGCTTCGCAACAATCTTGTTCGTGATACATTTTATATTGAGTTCCGTCATTACAAGTAAATAAAATTTCATCTAATTCGTCATCTACACGAATATATAATAAAGTTTTACCCTTTAATTCTTTTATACCTATATATTCCATTTTTACTTTGTTTTAATATATAATCGTTTAAATCTTTCAACCGAACAACAAAACTCTGTTATAGGGTTTGTTTCATGTTGTCTTATTGTTTCGTACCAAAGTTTATCTTTTTTAAAGTCTTTGATTTGTACTATTTGCTCTCGGGTCGTGTTTTTGTAGTAACCCATTATTTGTAAGTCATCTTTCATTTTCATTTATTTTTTCGCATTCGTATTCACTTATCGTTTCATTCAATAGTTGAATTTCAGCTTTTGCGCTTGTTAATTTAGTTTCTAAAACTTGAATTTTACTTTCTAAAGATTCGTATTTTAATTTATATTCAATCATTTTAGCTCTTGATTCTCCGTACTTATCAATAATGCTTTCAAAAAATTCTGCTAAATCTATCATAATTCATTTATTAAATTGTTATAATATTCTCTTGCTAACTCTATTCGTTCTTTAATTTGTTCTATTACGCTTTCGTCTTTTGCTATTTTAAAGACTTTCACGCGTTTTTCTTTTGGTATGTGGTCAAAGTTATGTTTAGACTGTACAAAGTCTCTTACATCCAAACTTTCATCAATTAACCCTTGTTTCCAATGTTCACGTCTCACTTCGTCTTCAACTATTTGAAAGGGGGTGTTTACTAAGCAGTAACAAAGTAACGCTTCGTCTTTACCGGTAAGCCACATATAACCCTGAAGCTGGTAGTAATAATCTTTGTTCGGACATTCGCTTTCAAAAAATGGAAACGTAGTAGCATCCCAACTGCATTTTACATCCAAAAGAACTTCGTTCGTGTTTACGTCAGGTGTACCAGTTAAATAATCGTTGTTTAAATTCTCATCATTTTTATAAATGAAACCTAAATCAAGAACTTCGTTTACTAATTCGATTCCTTCGTCTTCTACTTCGTTACCTTTGTCAGTATATCTGCTCCAAAACTCTTTACGGATTCCATATTTATGTTCAATCGCAAGTTCCTGAATGTAGGTCTTTGTAGTTTTAGAAAGAACCTCCCCTTTTGTTTTGGGGAGACTCATTATTTTTCCTATTTGCGATGCTCGTATTTTCATTAGTATCTAAGGCTAATTTTATTTCTACTCTTGTAATTATAAATATCTTCAATAAGAGTTTTATACTGTTCACGATTAGCACAATCAACTAATGCTGTTGGTTGCAATCTTACTTTATGCATAAAATCATTAAAATCAAATGTTTCTTTTTGAAGCAGACCCATCATTGTTTGAACAAAACTTGAACGATTATAGTTAGAATAATAAGATTTTATCATTCTTATTTTGTTAGCCATATCTTGCGCTAAATCAATATCTCCACATCTCCAAGTACCTTGTTCAAATATTTGAGCATTTGAATCTAATTTTACACCTCCAGATATTTGTATTGCTAAACTTCTTGATGAACCACTACCAGTATTTTGACATAATGCAATACAATCACTAAAAACATAATCATCATTTTTATTTGCAAAATCACGCAACTTAATATAAGATTCAACTCCCATATTAGCGTAACCTTCCATAAAATCTTTTTTAGTCCAATTCTTTTGATTAAGATTTAATGTGTGAACTTCATTTAACGAATATCCATTTACAATAATGTAGTAAACAAATGATTGAGCTTCTTTGGCAGCCATTAAACGATGTTGTCCGTCTATTACTTCCATTCGTTCATTAACTAAAATTGGATTACATTTCATTCCATAAACACGAATTGAATCAGCTAATCGCTTAATGTGTTGTAAATTTGGAACTCTGTTACCGTCAATCTGTTTAAAGATTGATAAATCACTTGTTTGATAAACCTTGTTTACCTCTTTTCCTGTTTGCACGTGGTTACTGTACTTCGCCATTGGTGCTGCTGTTGTGTTATACATAGCTTTTAATTATATAAGTAATAATGCTTTTTGTTGAACTTCAGTTAATTCAAACTTTGCTTGTAGCTCTTCAGCTGTAAATTCTCCATTACGGATTGCTTCTACTGCTTTTAAAAAACGTTCACCTTGTATCGTAGGCTTTTTTTCCGTCTTTACGGCTTTTATTTGTTCTCCAGCTGCGTCAACATCTTTGTCGGTTACAATACCTAAAATCGAAGAAAGTGCGTAACGTCTTAAATAAGTAATTGCCGAACCTAAAACCTGAAAATCATTCATTCCTTTTAACTGTACTCCTTGAGGAATATCTGTTTGGCTATCTATTTGTTCTCCGCTTTCAGAATGAAACAATACAGTTACTATTGTTTGACCGTTAATTAATTGGGTGAAGCCTAATCCGTGTTTTTGCAACAATGGATTAATCACTTCAAAGATTTTCGGAAGGTCTGCATACGAATATCCGTAGCCTTGCGTTCCTTTGTGAATTACTGGCACTTCTTGTTGGAAGGCTGCCAACGATTTAAATAGATTTTTCATAATTTGAATTTAATTGTTTTACAAATATAACTATATTTTTTAATATAATGCTAAAGAATAAAAAAATTATAAAAATTTCTTTAATCCTTCCGCGCATCGTTCAATGCTGTTTGCTCGTTCCTGAAGACTTTGAATTTGCTCTTGGATAGTTTGCTTACAATCGCTTGTAAAATAGCCGTTAGACGTCGCTATTAGCGGTATTATGCCGTTTGTTCGAATGTAGTTAACTATCTTACGTAATCTTGGTTGGGTCATTTTAACTTTTGATTCGTTTTTTTCCAAGTATTCATTCATCCGTTTAACTATTAATTCAGCTTTTATTGGATTATCCTTTTTATAGAATCGGAAGCTGTGAACTATAACTGGAACTAAGTTTAATTCATCATCAGTTAGTTCATGAGTAATGGTTTCAAAATTTGTTACGCTCATAATTTAAGTTTTAATTGTTAAGTCAAAAGTA